GCACGTCAGCAGGGTATGTCTTCTTTTATACTTGCGCTTTTTGCAGTGGACTTTATTGTTCGACCCTATTCTGTTTCTATTTGTATTTCTCATAGAAAAGATTCTACCGATCTTCTTTTTAAAAAGGTTAAGGCATATATTACTTCATACTTTGCAAAGCTTGCAGAAAAGCAGGGGACTAGTTTGGAGGCAGTTCAAAAGCAGTTTTTAAAATCCGACAACAGAAATCTTATTGAGAATGCCGAAAATGATGCAATATTTTATATTGGAACAGCAGGAGCGAAAGTAGGAGGACGTGGAGGAACGGCTACTAATATTTTATTTTCAGAATGTGCGTTTTATCAAGATACCGAGCTTATTACAGCACAGGAAATCGTCGTAGGTACTGCTCAGCAGGTCCCCCAAGATCATGGAATGATCTTTATTGAATCAACAGCAAACGGAGAGGGTAATTATTATCACGAAACATGGGAGAAGGCAAACGAGTTTGATGATAATGGCGCGAGACTTAGTGTTTACTATCCACAGTTTTTTGGTTGGCAAGAATTTTACTCAGAAGAGTGGATAGAGAAAAAGAAGAAGGAGTTTCCTAATGAGAAGATGGCAATGCAAGAGTATCCCTCTGATCCAGATGAAGCATTTGTGACATCGGGTACTCCATATTTCAATACGCTAATTTTAAATGAAATGTTAAAGGCAAAAACCGATCCAATAAGACAGGGACGATTTGCACCAGATGGTCAATTTTCTTAAAAAATGTATTGTGAATCTTGTAAAAAAAACCTAACAGAAAAACAAATTAAACAAAAAAATAAAACATGCAGTCATAAGTGTAGGGACATGATACATTCTAAAAGAATGCGAGGAAAAAATCATCCCCTATATGGAAAACATTTATCAAAGAAATGGAAAGAAAATATTTCAAAAGCGACTAAAGGAAAAAATAAAGGAGCAAGATTTTCCCCAAAAACAGAATTTAAAAAAGGTGATCAAAAAAATATAAAAGCATATTCTTTTCCAAAAGGAGAGGGAAATCCTTCTTGGAAGGGTGGCATATTGAGATCAGAGAGACAAAGAATAATGAAAACCGATGAATATAAAAAATGGAGAAACGGGGTTTTTAAAAGAGACAATTATGTATGTCAAATATGCGGTAAACGAGGAAATAAATTACAAGCCGATCATATAAAGAGATTCTCCGATTATCCAGAATTAAGATTTAAATTAGATAATGGAAGAACCTTGTGTGTGTCTTGTCACATACTCACGCCAAACTATGGAAATAAAAACTTATGTCAAAAATATCAAATAATATAGAACCAGTAAGACAATACCGAGAACTCGAGCACGACGAGCAGTTTGTTGTATTTGGGGATCCCGCTGAGTCTCAGGACTATTGTGCAGCTGTGGCATTTAGTAAGAAGCATTACGACTTTCCTCTTGTTATGAATACTATTATTGAGTCAAGTCAGTTTGGGTATGAGCTTTTTTACATGTGTAAATATATTTTTAGCAAAACTGGCATTTACCCGAAACTTGCAGTAGAACGCAATACTGGTCAGGCAACTATTTATGTTTTAAAGACTCTTAATTATCCAGATCTTTTTAGAATGGTTGACTTTGCCGCGCAGGGTGGATCTTATGAGAAGGGAAGTATTGGGTGGATTACAACTGGTGCTATTTCTGGAGGAGAGTTAGTTGGGACTCGAAGAAAAATGCTTGATGATCTTTCTCTTTCTATAAATCAGGGGATGTTGAAAATGTATGACGAACAACAAATTAGACAGTTGAAGTCTTTCATGATAGTAAAGGGTCGTGCGCAGGCTCGAGCACATAAGAAGGACGATTTGGTTATGGCTAGTGCTGGAGCATGGCAGGTAGCACAACTTACTCCAGATCACGATTGGGGAGATCAAGACAATGAGACATTTAAAAGAGAGCAGGAAAAGTGGAGATTTAAATAATTAATATTTTTTTATTCTTATGAACTTAAAATTTAATGACGATGCATATCCATATGCAAAAGATCGATATGAGGCTTCTGTTAAGAGAAATCCAGATTCCTTCTGTCCCAATCATCCAATGATTCTTGCAGAGAATGAAGAGAAGATTAGATGGGCAGAGGGCGGAGTAACAGAAAAGGATGGAGAAGTAACGCGTTTTCGATATTGCCCTAAATGTCATATCTCGAAAATTATTGAATAAATGTGTCTATTATGAAAAAAGTATCAGAAGAATTAGACTATTACAAACAACAATCTAGAAATGAATTTGCATTTCGTGAGATGCTTAAGGTGGTCAAACCAGACCTATTTGTTCTTTTTGACCTTTTAGAATCAACAAATGTAAATGTGCTTGTACTTTTGAAAATAATCAGACATATCAAAAATATTGATGCAGGGAATGGCTATGGAACAATCTCTATCAACATAGAGAATGGAAGGGTGATGTTTATTAAGGGAGAAGAATCCGATAAAGTAAACGAGCCAGCAGTAGTTGAAAGAAAAAAAACTATTGACAAATAAAGATATAGCCTGATACGTTTTTTATACATAGGTTAGAAAGGCGAAAAACGCCGTTTAGCCGACCAATTTAATAGAACCCATTAATTTGGGTTTTTTTAATGGTCGGGTTTTTTTATGTACAATTATTATGGCTGATTTAAAAGATCTTAGCAAAACGAAAAAAAAGGAAGAGGAAATCTTCAACGAATGTAAGATACACTCTGACATTGGTTTTGATGAGACCGACAAACGCTCAACGGGGAGAAACAGAATAGGATCTATTTCCTTCGATGAAGCTGACGAACTTTTTAGATCATGGCTTGATGAAAACAAGTGGCCATATGATGCTCTTCTTTTTGATCCACGAATCTTCACTTTTATTTTTGAAAAAACTTCACGACTTATTGCAAATAAACCAAGGGGCCACTTAATTCCGCGAGAAGGCTCAGATGTACTTTCTGCAAAAATTAACAATGCTCTTCTCGACTACCAATGGGATATGGCTAACGTTGGCGGATCCATGATTTCTAAATGGGCAATGATGGATATGAATACTCGAAAGTATGGAGCTTCTTTTGCTCTTTGTAAGTGGAGATACGAAACAGATAGTTTCAATAAGGTGGTGTTTGACGGACCAGATATGCAAGTTCTCAATAACCGTGATATTGCACATGATCTTAGCGCAACTTCTATTCAATCGTGTAATTGGTTTCAGGTTAGACAATATGTTACTGTTCAGGATTTACAAAATGTTAATGATCAGGGAAGAACTGCTCCTATATATAAAAACTTAGATCGACTCAAATATGCAATTTCAACTGCCGAGGGAAGTTTAGGTGGAGGAGATGGACGAGAAACTAATTGGATTTCTAGAAATAGAACCATTGCGGGACTCGAGACTGACCCGTATGGAAAGGACCCTGCATTTAAGACGGTTGAAGTCATTACAGAATACAGAAAAGACAGATGGATTACTTTTGCCAAGAATGAAGGCGTAATTCTTCGCGACATTCCTAACCCTTACGAAAATAATGAAATTCCTGTTGTCATGCTTAGTTATTATCGTATTGATGATGATTTATATGGTGTGTCAGAAATTGAGCCAGTAAAAGGACTTCAAAAGGCAATTAATGCCCTTCTTTGTCAATATGTTGATGAAATTAATCAACAACTATACTCACCTATTGCAATCGGTCCAGGTGTTCGCCAACATACTCTTGAATGGGGTAAGGGTGCACGGTGGATCATGAACAATCCCATGACAGACTTCAGATTGGTTGAATCTCGATCAAACGCCTCTCAGCTTTTCAGTCAAACCTATTCTGTTCTTGTCTCTTCAATGATGAACGCACTCGGAGAGTCTTCTTTGGGGGTGTCAAATATTCAACCATATCAAAAAGACAAGACAGCAACGGAAGTGAAGGCGTTACAACTTCAGAGAAATTCTCGAGATAACTACAATCAAATATTTTTATCAGAATCAATTAAAAGACAAATGATGCTTTGGCATACAATGAACCAAAAACTTCTTTTCTCTGATCCTGAGAAACAATACTACATTATGAGAATTGTTGGACCAGACATAGTACAAAAATTCAAAGAGTCAAAGCTTAATGACAAAATTTATTTAGTTCAAGAAAGCAAAAAACTTCTTGAAGAAAGTATGGAGTCGTTCCAAAAAACGGGGAAAGTAAATGAAGCACTTCCACTTGATGACGAGGGAACTCCAAAATACAAAGTTAATATTGGTTCAAAAGATAAGCCAGATTATTCTTCTAAATTTGATATGGACGAAGGAGATAAGAGCGCACTACTTATTGTAGAACCTGAGGATATTAAGGGAATGTTTGACTTCTCAATTGATGTTCAATCAATGACTGCAAATGCAGATGATGAAAGAAAAGCAGGAAGACAACAAGCAATAATGCTTCTTACATCAAATCCAAATATTTCACAAATGCTTTTGCAAGAGGGAATTAAGCCTAAGTTTAAAGATCTCTTTGTTACTTGGCTTGAAGACCTTGGATTTTCAGATGCTGAAAAATACTTTGAGAAGGGAAAAGAACTACCAACGGGACCTGGAGGAGGGCCACCAAGTCCACAAAACATCATGGGGCAACTCGCTGGGGGCGGAGGAGAACCAACTGGTATTCCAGGAGGAACTGATCCAAGCGCGGGGGGAGAATCCGCGGGACAGTCACCATTTGGACCAGAACAACAAGGAATAAATACTAGTTCATTAGATCCAGAACAATTAAAAAATTTCTTTAAACAATAATTATGAATCTAAAATCTACACCAATTAAATTACACGATGAGGAAGATCAGGAATTACGAAGAGCACAGGAAGTATACGAAACAACACAAACTCCTGGTTTTAAAGTAATAAAAGAAAAGTTAGAAACTTTAGGTTTTCATGCTTGGGTTGATCCGCGAGGAACAACAAAAGAAGAATGGGCATGGCAAGAATTAAATGCTTACCACGCTGCAAATAATGCAAAAGAACTTCTCGAATGGATAAGTCAAAT